CTACAGGCAATAAAAAACCGCCCATGAAGGCGGTTTTGTTTTATGAGGGTCTCTTAGGCATTCGCTACTGAACACACAGATTTCTCCAGCTTGGATAATTTATCGCAGCCATCCCCAATCTGTCAACTGTAGTTTATTTAAGTATTTACTATAGTTTATATTGTCAGGGTTGGGCCACTGGCCCCACCTTTACATGGGGGCCGACTCTTCGCCGCCCAAGGCGTCTATCAGAGCAGGTACGAAGTTGGCGAGCTCGCCGGTCAGCAGAGCAATATCGGCATCCTGCCGGGCCAGCGGGTCTTCATCGTTGATGTCGTCGTTCTTCTCCATCAGCTCGTCGCTCCACTTCATGCTGGTAATCGACAAGTCATCAGACAGTACAAAGCTCAAGGTATCGCCCCAGTTCAGGGCTAGCTTGGTTACCAGCTTGTCCTTGACCAGGTGGTTTTTCACCTCATCGGTCATTAAATCCTGCTGCTTAAATCGGGCGATCCCACCATGCTGCATCGCGCTGCGCAGCTCGGCTTGGTCTTCAAGCAAGAAACCGGCAGGAATCGTAGCTTCCTGCAGCCAGGCGGTCATGGTGACTTCTGGCGGGTTCTTGACCGCAACAGGGATGGCCGGCAATGACCCTATGGTCTTTCGCAGCATAGCCAGCGCATCATCGGCAGCTTTACCCTTGGCAAAGACAACAAGCAGGCCACTCTCCTTGTGATACCAGAGGTAGGTGCTGCTGCGCTTGGTGTATGCAGTGGGCAGCAGGGTGGCAAGAATGTCATCCTTGATAGCCTCCCTCTCCTTCTTCTTGAGAGCTCTACCCTGCGAGTTTTCGATTTCCTCTATCCGACTAGCCAGCAGTTGCTTGAGCTGCATGGGGGGGATTTGGGCACGGTCACCGACCAGACGCAGCATGACGTGCCCCTCATGCTGATGGACCAGCAGAGGCTGAGGAAGGGTGGCGGCGTACACCGGATCGGCTTCGGCGGCCTTGCGAACGATGTGGCGCTCGCCAAAGTAACGGTCTGTCAGATGAGCAAGCACCGGCGCCCACCCCATCGAAGAATAAGAGCTCGGCAGACGCGGAAAGAACTCAGTGGCCAGGAACTGGCTGGCAGCGCCATCGCTCACCAGGTCGAGCTGGCGGGTGAGCCGATACAGGCTTATCGTTTTGATTTGCGAGAACATCGTCTCTCCTTTTTATAGTCATGGCCGGCACAAGCGGTCGGCATCGAGTTTGGTGACGTCATAGCGATCACCTGCAACACATGGGAACGGCGAATCGGGGCTAACTCGCCTATCACTCCATCAAGGCTTACCAGAGGCAGCAGGCCAGCCCATACCAACTCATCCTGGTTCTGGCGATACACGCCGGAGTGATTGGTGCTGACCAGATGGACCAGTGACCCCTTCTTACCTGTCCAACGGTCGGCAAGCAGGATAGGGCTCATGCGGCCGCCTCGTTCTTCACACCCTGGGCCGCATAGTCACGGATCCAGAGTGTCTGGATATGCTGGTCACCTGGGCGGCAGCAGCTCTGCCACATTGCCACCGCTGCCCGCGAGTTTTCAAACCCGTCATGACCGCCGATGTAGAAGTTACAGTTAGGGCAGACGCAGAACCAGCGACCTTTTAGTTGGCGCAACTGCGGCAACCTGGGTGCAGGGACTGCATCTGGCCATACCGTGTGGCACAGGCAGAAGTGCGTTGACTCAGGAAGGGATGCGGTTGAGCACATATCGCAGCGCCTCCTCTACCATGCCATCACCGACTTCATGCAGGGCAGACCAATGCGGGCCGACCGACTTGTCTATCTTCTTGCGCCACTGGTCTTCATATCGGCGCTCATAATAGGCGCTCACACCGCTCTTTACTGCGGCATCCGGCAAGGAGATCCGAGGCTGCTCGACCAGGTCATAATGGACGTTGGCCAGCACGACGGGGTGCAGCTGCTTCAACTCATGGCGGATCGCCAGAGAAGGGCGACACCGGCTGAGGAAGCGGTCCTCGAGCTCAGACAACGCGGCATCGAACTCCTCACCTCGCCCAGCCACCAGTCCCTTCAGTACCTCTCGCATCCAGTCCGGCGTACTCTCAACCGTCCGCTTCACCTTCGTCAGCTCATAAGCATGATGGGGAAGAGGGCATGACGAACGGCCGCGAGGTCTGGTCTCTGTGATGTGCTGCGGCGACAAAGCCCACAACTCGCTGCCGTTGTCGCGTTCTGGCCGGTTCCGGCGATCGGTTATCAATGCCGGGCCGGTGAAATCAGGATCAAGCTGGCCGCGAGTGAAGGCATTGCACTCGTAGCTGGCCCTGACCAGCTCGGCGACCCAGCTCAGACGATGGGCCTCGCCTCTACGGGGTCTCTTCACGCGGCCCCCTTATGCAGCTGCAGGCCCGCGCGAACCTTGGCAATCTCAGCCGCTGTGACCTCTTTCAGGTCAACCAGTTCTTGCTCCAGCCTCAGCAGCTGATTGAGCTCGTCTTCAGTACCATACGTGCCATCAAAGGCAGGGTGGGCATGGCTCATCACATCGGCAAAGGCCCCGGCCAGCACATCGATCGTGGCTTCCACACTGCCAGTACCTGTCATGGTCGGTATGTGAACCAGCATGTAGCCATGCATCCTGGCCGTGCGGCGCATGATGTTGGCGGCAACATCAACAGGCATGGCCGCCAACCAGGCTTCCCGCCAACCAAAAGGCAGGGGAGAGTCACCACTGAGGATCCGCGCCACCCGCTTGGCGTACTTGCCGCGAACCCGGAACAGCTCTTCGGCAGTGGTAGGGTCGTCATCGATAAGGCCTGCGGCCTCCAGCGACGGCACCAGGCAGGCGTTGGCGAACTCCACATCCGACATCCTCGATCGTTTAATCCACTCGATAGAGGTATTGAGGATAAACTTGAGTTCAGACTTTGTGTCCGATTGAGGACAATTATTCATTTATTGTTCCCCCGCCAGCCGCTCTTTTGTAAACTCGGATATAAGTTGATAGCCGCTCTTCACTTCGATCTCGAACTGGACGGAGTCTGGTAGCTGTTCTGTCCACCGATATACAGCAACAGGGGTCTTGCCGAGTGCGTCGGCAACTACCTTGGTTGCACCGCGGGGATGGCCACCCGCATAAAAATCAAAAACGTCTGACTTGGTCATCATCTGACTCCATTTGATAGGGTGGAGTAATGTTAACTCAAGTTTATTTTTGAATAAACTAAAATCAATAATTGGATGCTCTATGCGAACCGACTCTCTTGGCCAGCGACTCACTTTCCTACGGGAAAAGGTACTCAAACTGAACAAGGCGCAACTGGCTGATCAACTCGGCATGAGCCCGGCTTGGATTGGCAAAGTGGAGAACGATGCTTACTCGGACATCGGCGCCAAAGTAGCTCATCATATTGGCCAGCTCGTTGAGCCGTATGGTTACGACGCTCGGTGGCTGATCGGTGGAGGGAACAAACCGAGTTCTGGGAGAAAGATCCCAGTTGTAGGTAATACTCAGGCTGGCCCAGATTGCGTGTGGTTCGACATGGGATACCCTGATGGCGTCAGCGACATCTACATAGACTTCCCGTCACGTGGCAATACCTATGGCCTGATGGTCGTTGGCAGTTCGATGGACCCCTACTACAGAGAGGGTGAGGCTGTGATAGTAGACCCGCAGTCAGAACCCATGACGGGAGAGGTGGTCGTTGTCCGGATGGCCGATGATGAGGTCATGCTGAAAGTGTTCGCGGGGATCCGCAACGGAGAAGTAGTATTGGACAGCATGAACACCAGCTACAGCAGGCAACTCAGGAAGCAAGAGGACGTGCAGTTCATGCACCAGGTTGTCGGGAAGGTGACTGGCTCAAAAATCATTCACTCCGCATAATTTATACTGTATTTAAGTTTATACGAAAATTGATTTTTATATAGGATCTGGGTAGGATCCGAGGCGTTGACCTGTTCAGTGGCGAACAGTTCATTTAGCCAACAGATAGAAAAGAAAAAAGCCAGCGTGGCGGCTGGCTTCTTGAAAAGAAAAAGACCGGTTGTGGCGACCGGTCCTTTAATCGGAATGGCTACAATGTCCACTCACAACAATTCGAGGACATTGTAGTCAGTAACAGATCCCAGTGCAAGTGGGGCCAGTGGCCCCACTTGGTGGGTTTTACGGGACTACCATGTCTAAAAACAAAATTGTCACGCTGCAGGATGCAGCACACGCGCTTTCTTTCTGCGATCCCAATGGCGATCAGAAGTACTGGCAGAAACTCGGTACCGCACTGGCGGGCGAGTTTGGCGACACAGCTTTCGAGATCTTTGATGCTTGGTCATCCCCTGGTCAAACATATAACGCCAAAAAAGTTGCTGAACAGTGGAAAACATGGATCCGAAACCCCAATCCCAATCGACCGACTCTAGGTTCCATAGCCCGTGAAGCCAAACTAGGCGGTTGGGTTCCCGACAGAGACACATCTTTATCCCCTGAAGAAATAGTCCGCCGAGACAAAGAACTCGCTGAGCGAAAGGCTAAACGCGAGCGTGAACAGGCAGGCATTCAGAAAAAGGCTGAGCTTGGTTTGGCGCAGAGCCGCGTCGACTTCCTTGCCATGCCATCGACTATGCCACCGACCGAGTACATGCTGAAAAAACGCATGGAGAGCGTCACAAACCTTATCGACATTCGCTATAGCCCCAAGGCA